GCCGAAAGGAATGCCCAACAAGACCACTGCGCTGCTCAAGGATGCGATCCTGCAAGCAGCAGAGGGGGCAGGCGGCAAGGGCGGGATGGTCGCATACCTGACCACGCAGGCCGCAGCAAACCCGGGTCCATTCCTTGCCCTTCTCGGCAAGGTGCTTCCCATGCAGGTGACCGGAGAGGGTGGGGGCGACCTCACCATCAAGGTCATCACCGGCGTAGCACGTGCCGACGATTGACCTCGGCTACCGGCCACGCCCCTGGCAGACCGAGTTCCACAAGTCCCGCGCACGCTTCCGTGTCGCTGTCATTCACAGGCGGGGCGGCAAAACCGTAGGCGCTATCGCAGACACCATCGACAGCGTCCTGCGTTGCCAGCGTCCCCGCCCACGCTTTGCCTATATCGCCCCGCTTCTGAGGCAGGCGAAGCAGACGGCATGGGACTACGTCAAGGATTTCGCGCTCAAGATACCGGGCACGACGGTCAACGAAGCCGAACTGAGGGCGGACTTTCCCAATCAGGGCAGGTTCCAGCTTTTCGGGGCTGACAACTACGACGCCCTGCGCGGCATCTACCTGGACGGGGTCATCCTCGACGAGTTTGGGGACATGGACCCGCGCGCATGGGTGGAGGTCATCCGTCCTGCACTGGCTGACCGTGGCGGCTGGGCTATCTTCATCGGCACGCCCAAGGGCCGGAACGAGTTCCACCGGCTCTATGAGTATGCCCAACACGCAGAAGGCTGGCAGGCGTTCATGTTCAAAGCCTCTGACACAAAGCTACTGCCCGAAAGCGAACTGAGAGACGCCCGGGCCATCATGACGGTCGATCAGTACGAGCAGGAGTTTGAGTGCTCGTTCGATGCCGCCATTCAGGGCGCCTTCTATGCCGAGGAGTTCCGCCTTGTGGATGCCGACAAGCGCATCCGCAACGTCCCATGGCAGCCCAACCAGAAAGTCTACACCGCATGGGATCTGGGCATCGATGACGCAACCGCCATCTGGTTCGTCCAGATCGCCGGCCGGGAAATCCATGTGATTGACTATCTCGAAGTCTCAGGCGAGGGCCTGGCCGCCATCGTCAAGAAACTGGACGCCAAGCCCTATTCCTACGCCAAGCACCTGCTCCCGCACGATGTGGAAGCCCGCGAGCTTGGGACAGGCGAGACACGCCGCCAGACCCTCGAAAAGCTGGGTGTCCGCTCAGATGTCATTCCGCAGCAGACGGTGGAGGACGGGATTCACGCTGTCAGGATGATCATGCCGCGCTGCTATTTCGACCGCGAGAAGACCAATCGCGGCGTGGAATGCCTGCGTCAGTACCGGCGCGAGTTCGATGAGAAGCGCAAAGTCTTCAAGGATCATCCCCATCACGACTGGACCAGCCACGCAGCCGACGCGTTCCGATACCTGGCCATGGGCCTTGATAGCCGGGCGCGCACGACGACGCCCAAGCTGGCCCTTCCCACCTTTGGCGCTGTCTGATGGCCTATAGCGACACATCCGCCCCCGATGCCGATGAGATGAAGCTGGGCGATGCCGAGCTTCTGTCCATCCTCAAGGCCGAGAAGCTCAACAGCGTCGGCTTCGAGAACGGCACGGAACTGGAGAAGAAGCGCAGGAAAGCGCTCGAATACTCCAAAGGCGAGATGAATGACGTGCCCAGCCTGCCCAACCGCTCCAAGGCGGTGAGCACGGATGTAGCCGACGCCATTGAGACCGTCCTGCCCGACCTCATCGAGATATTCACGGGCGGGGAGGATGTGGCGTCCTTCGATGCGCAGGGTGAGGAGGACGAGGAAGCCGCCAAGCTTGAGATGGAATACGTCCAGTACGTGGCCTTCCGTAAGCTCAACGGCTGGCGCCTGCTCTATACGGCCATCAAGGATGCACTCCAGGTCGACACCGGCATCATCGAGACATGGTGGGCGGACGAGGAAAAGACCGACGAACAGACATTCGAGGGCATTACTGCGCCCCAGCTGATGATGCTGGAGCAGGACGGCTATGAAATCATCGAGCGGGAAAGCCTCGGCCCGGCTGTGGATGGGGTGGAGCTGTTCCGCGTCAAGGCGATGATGACTTATGACGCAGGCTGCATCAAATCGGCCAACATCGACCCGACAAACCTTTCGGTCGCTCCTGACACAATCAACATTGCCGACGCCACCTATTGCGTGGTGCGCAGCTATCCGCGTGCTCAGAGCCTGATCGATCAGGGCTTTGACCCCAAGCTGGTGGCCAAGTTGCCGGACTATCCGAACAAGGGGGACGAGCAGACCGAGCTGAGCCGGGACCTTGCCAGCGAAAGCGATGCCACGGCCGGCGGGGCGAGCAACAAGCTTCTCCGCACGGTCCAGGTGCTGAAGCATTGGGTCAGGATCGACGCCAATGAGGACGGCAAGACCGAGCTTTGGCGTATCCAGACGGATGACCAGTGCTCGATCATCCTCGACAAGCGGCAGGTAAACCGGATCGGGCTGGCCGTGGGCACGCCGTTCATCCAGACCCACCGCTTCTATGGCCAGTCGCTCGCTGACAAGCTGACGGAGATTCAAAAGATCAAGACGGCCCTTGTCCGCATGATGCTGGACTCGGGCTATTTCGCGATGAACCAGCGGGTCGAGATTGCGAAGGACCTTGCCTCGGAAGAGACCGTTGACGACGTGCTCCGCAATGAACCGGGCATGCCGATCCGGGTTCAGAAGCCGGGTGCGGTGACGGCGATCCAGGCTGGCCAGCTTGGCTTTGACGTGCAGACGGCGCTGGAATACGTCTCGACCATGGCCGAGCAGCGCTCGGGCATTGTCCGCAACGCGCAGGGGCTCAATCCCGACACGTTGCATGACACGGCCAAGGGCGCGATGGCGCTCATGTCGATGGCGCAGAAGCGGGTGAGGATGATCGCCCGCGTGCTGGCCGAAACGCTGGTCAAAGATTGGTATCTCAACATTCATGCGCTGAGCCGGACGCATAACACGCGCCGGGAGAAGATCAGGCTGCACGGGAAAGCGCCTGTGGACATCGATCCGAGCACGTTTGGCGAGCGTGCGGACATGGTGATCGAGGTCGGCGTCGGCTCTGGCGGGCGCGAGATGGAACTGATGGTGATAGAGAAGATGCTGGGCTTCCAGTCCCAGGTCATCCAGATGCAGGGCGGATTGAATGGCCCCATTGTCACTGCGCCCAATGGCTATGAGCTTCTGAAGCGGTTCACCGAGCGGGCAGGCTTCAAGTCGCCTGAACTGTTCTGGACCGATCCTGCAACAGCCCCGCCTGAACAGCCCAAGCCCGATCCGGCCATGGCCAAGGTCGAGGCGGATGCGAAGGCGAAAGAGGCCGAGCTTCAGATGACCGGCCAGATGAAGGCGCAGGAACTGGAAGTCTCGACGCAGGCCAAGCAGGCTGAACTTGCCATGAAGGCGCAGGCTGACCAGCAGAAGGCCGAGACCGAGATGCAGGCCATGCAGATGAAGCTGGCCGCTGAGCGTGAGCTTGGGATTATCCGTCTACAGCAGGAGCGCGAACTGGCCATCCTCCGCATGGCGCAGGAGAAGGAACTGGCCATCTATCAGGCCGACCTGAACCATCAGGCAGCCCTGCACGCCAATGAGAAGAAGGCCGAGGTTCAGCGTGAGGCCAAGACGTTCCGGCCGGGCGGGAGCCTTGCCGAATGAGCAATATTCAGCGCGCCGTCTTCGCCAAGGAAGCCCTTGAGGTCACGGGCGAGGCGTTCGAGACCGTGCGGGAACGGATGCTGAAGGCTGTGCTCGACGCCGACAGCGAGCCCAAGGCGTGGCAGGCATTGCTGGCCCTGCGTGGGCTGGAAGCCGCCCGGCGCCAGCTCCAGGCATTTGTTGATACCGGATCGATTGAACGCGAAGCCGCCAACCGGCGGGCAGCGGACTAACCCCGAGGAAAACCATGCCAGACGTTACAACCGCCCCTGTGGCGGATAGCGCCCCCTTGTCCATTGAACAGGCCGTCAAGCGCCATCAGGAATTGCGCGCTGCGGCCAGACAACCCGAACAACCCGCCGAGACCGAGGCCGATGCCGCGCCCGTCGAAGCCGAGCAAGAGATCGAAGCCGCCCCCCAAGCGGTTGACGACGCCGGAGAGGAGCCTTCCGAGGCCAACCTTGAGGGTGAGCAGCAGGACGAAGCCGAACCGGCCCCGCCGGCAATCGAGCCCCCTGAATTTTGGGATACCGAAGGCAAGGAACATTTCGCCAAGCTTCCTCCCTCCGCTCAACAGGCGGTTGTGGAATACGAAAAGCAGCGAACGAAAGCCGTTGCCAAGGCAATGCAGGAAGCGGCCACTGTTCGCAAGACCTCCGAAGCCAAGCTGAGGCAGCTCGACCAGGTCATAGATACGATCAGTGCGCAGGTCGCAGACGAAGCCGCGTATTTTGATCAGTGGGAAGAATGGCTGGACAGTCCACAGGCTGCACAGCTCAAGTCCGCTGACCTCAATGCGTACAATGCCGAGATCGCCCGTTATCAGGCCGAGAAGCTGGAATACACCCGCAAGCAGGACAAGCTGTCCCAAGCCGAGCGGTTGAAGTTCGAGCAGTTCGCAGCCGAACAGGCAGAGATCCTCAAGACGGTCGCACCCGAATTGGTCGACCCCAAAGAGGGCCGGCAGCGTTGGGCTGACATGACAACCCATCTGCACAAGCTCGGCGTGCCGAACGAGCAGATTCGCACCATTTCTGCGCTGGAGGCGTCTATCGCCTACAAGGCCATGCTCTGGGACAGGGCACAGGCCAAGGCGAAAGAGACGCCCAAACCCAAGCCGAAGCCCGCAGGCCCGTCCGCCTCACCGGCAGGACAAGGTCGGCAGGGCTCCCCATCAGACGCTCGTATCAAGCAGCTCAATTCCAAGCACTCGCTGACCATTGAGGAAGCGATGGAGCTGCGACGGCTCAAACGTTCATAAGGAACCCCTTACATGGCTGCCCCTACCAATGCGCTCCTGCGCGCCGCCGTCGTTGGCGAACGCGAAGACCTCGAAGACACGATCTACAGGGTGTCGCCCGAAATGACCCCTTTTACGTCCAACATCGGCAAGATGAAGATCAAGAACGTTCTGCACGAGTGGCAGATCGAAAGCCTTACCAACCCCGACGCCACCAACCAGCAACTGGAAGGCGACGACATCGGCACGCACACGGCGGCGCACCAGCCGTCCCGCATCTCGGTCTATGCCGGTATCTTCCGCAAGGACGGGGCGCTGTCCCGTACCGTGCAGGAATCGGACCGCGCGGGCAGGGCGGATGAAATGGACTACCAGAAGATGATCCGGGGCATCGAACTGCGCCGGGACATGGAAGCCCGCATGATCGGCAACTATGCCTCAAACGCGGAATCTGGCGCGACCCCGCGCCGGACAGCGGGCGCCCTGGCATGGGTCGCCACCAACGATGCGCTCGGCTCGGGCGGTTCGTCCGGCGGCTGGGCCTCGGCCGGCGTGGTCAATGCGGCCTCCAACGGCACGCAGCGCACCTTCACCGAAACGCTCCTCAAGGGCGTGCTGGTGACCGGCTTCACCAATGGCGCGAAATACAGCCAGGCGTATATGTCCGGCACGCACAAGCAGATTGCCTCGGCCTTCACGGGCATTGCGGACATCCGTGCGACTGTGTCGGGCTCGTCTCAGGCGACGATCTATGGCGCGGCCGACACCTATGTGTCCGACTTCGGCCCGATCACCTTCATCCCGCACGAATACGGGCTGACGCGCGACGCGCTCCTGATCGATCCGTCCGGCTGGGCGGTCGGCACCTATTCCGGCGTCCAGACCGTGGCGTTGGCGAAGAACGGCGACTCTGATCGCTGGATGACGGTCTGTGAAAAGGCCCTCATCTGCAAAAACGAGAAGAAGGGCGCCGTGATAAGAGATTTGACATAGGTAAACTGTGGTTGACGGCGTCCATAACGTTTGATTCAATTGAGAAATTGGAGAAAGCGTTATGGTCACTTGTCGAGTGCAGTTATGCCAATGTCAGCCCTCGAAAGAGGGTTTGTGTGAACATCACCACAAGCGTTTTTTGAAGACTGGTGCGCTGGATAACCTGCGCACCATGACCTTTGAGGAGCGCTTGTGGTCTTGGATCGATCAGCGGGGGCCAGACGAGTGCTGGCCGTGGCTCATGCGATCTAAAATTTCCGGCTATGGCAGCATCACGCTTGGGCCAAAAAAGGGAAGGGTGTTGGCGCACCGAGCGGCTTGGGAATCGAGAAACGGACCAATCCCGAAAGGTACAGGGCATCACGGCACGGTTGTTATGCACACGTGCGACAACCGGCTGTGCTGCAATCCCGCACACCTTCGACTGGGCACTCAGGCGGACAACGTCCGCGACATGCGAGAGAAGGGGCGCAATGTTGATCTGACAACCCGCAGGGGATCATATCATCCGCGCGCCAAGATAACCCCGGAGATTGTTCGGGCCATTCGCGACAGGCGAAACACTGTCAAGCAACTCAAAGAAATGTACGGCGTAACCAAATCGACCGTGGACAATGTTCGCCAAGGTCGGTGTTGGGCGCATGTGATCTAACCCCCTCCTTTTCCCCGGAGGCATTACTAGCGGGCGGCTCATCCGGGCCGCCCGTTTCCTTTCAAGGAGATACCCCATGACCGAACAGGTGCTGGAGACAGCCGAAGAGGTCGAACGCAAGGCGCAGGAGGCGCGCAAGCTCCTGCTTGCAGAGGCAGGCGCACTGGGCGTCACGGGCATTCGCAAGAATGCGTCCGACGAGTCCATCCGCATCGCCATTCAGCGCAAGCGCGATGAAATCATGCAGGCCGCAGCCATCAAGGCGGCCGAGCAGAAGATCAAAGCGACTGTCCCGGTCGATACGGTGTCTGTCCGCGTGCTCAAGGCGGGCGACAACCGTATTTCAACGGGCATTCACATTCCGGGCAAGGGCGACCTGTTCCACCCGCGCGGGACGGTGCTGGTGATGCCCAAGCCCCAGGCCGATGCGCTCGAGGCGCGTGGCTTTGTGGAGATAACAAGCGATGCAAGCAACGAATGAGGCGGTGCCGATCCCTGCGGGGTTTCGGCATCTCCTGACGACGGCTGCCGGCTGTCACTGGTTCGTGCGCTATGAGCACGACGCCAGAGGCAACATCATCGGACG